GGGTGCTCACGGAATGAACAAAGGTGATAAATCTAAAACCATGCCAGGTAAAGAAGATTTTACAACCAAAAAAGGTGATACTCTAAAAAGAAAAGCTTTCGAAAAGGAAGAAACTAAAGAAGCAGCAAGAACTTATGGAATGGGTTCGAAAGAAGGACGAGGACTTAGAAAAGGTATTACTAACAACAGAAATTATGTTTATGGAAATAACGGAGTAAAAGTTGAATCCACAGAGTCAGAAGTGGCAATGTTGAGAGAGAAAAATGAAGAGTATAGAAAAGCACTAAATGTTTTCAGAGAAAAACTTAATGAAGTTGCAATTTTCAATTCTAACTTAGCTTACGCTACAAGATTATTCACTGAACATTCGACTACTAAAAAGGAAAAAATAAACATTCTAAGAAGATTCGATAATGTAGAAACTTTGAAAGAATCTAAAAACCTTTACAAGTCAATTAAAGACGAATTATCTAACACTGAAACAGCACCAATTAACGAATCAGTAGAGACTAAATTAAACAAAAATGTTTCTACAGGTTCATCAACTACCTTAATCGAATCAAAAACTTATGAGAATCCACAATTCTTAAGAATGAAAGATTTGATGAGTAAGATTGGGTAATTAAAATTAAATAAATAAATTAAACAAACCAAAAAAAACTAAAAATGGGAGCATTATTAGAATCAGGTCTTGTTGGTAATATCGGTCTTAAGCACTTGAAAGTTATCAAAGAAGACACAATTGGCAAGTGGGATAAATTAGGATTTCTTGAAGGACTTAAAGGTCACATGAGAGAGAACGTTGCTCAACTTTATGAAAACCAAGCTTCACACTTAATCAATGAAGCATCATCTACATCTGATACAGGTGCATTTGAAACAGTTGTTTTCCCTATCGTTAGAAGAGTTTTCTCAAAATTATTAGCGAACGACATCGTTTCAGTACAAGCTATGAACTTACCTATCGGTAAATTGTTCTACTTCGTACCTAACATCCAATCTTATGAGAACTTGGGAGCGAATAACACAGGTATTCACTACGCACCTTATGGTTCTCCTAACGCATCAACTGGTCAAACTCCAAATTCTGGATACGACTACAACACTACAAAGGATCTCTACGACAGATTCTATGAAGGAAACGAACCAGCTTTGGATCCTCCAGGGTTGTTCGACTATTCTAAGGGACAATATTCAGCTATTACTGCTCAAGTTGGAACTGTAGTATGGGCTGGAAGTAACTTGATTGTTTCAGGTTATGGTGAAGACAATTATAGAAAAGTGTTGGTAGTTATGTCAGGTTTTGCATCTGATGGAGCTGGTAAATTAATCGGTCCTGACGGTCAACCAATGGACAACGAAGCTTTCTTGTCTGATTTAACAATTTATGGTGTTGCAGGAAACGTTAATACTGCTGCAAACGTAAACAATCCTTATTTATTCAGAGTTGTAACTCAAAGATATGGTAAAGGTATTGTAGAGTATGGAAACAATAACGCAACTTTATTATTCCCTCAGAGTAAGACAGATGGTGGTCAGTACGACAACCTTTGTGACGCTGAAGGTAAGATTTATCTTGAAGTTGACTTACAAGTTCCAGTATGTATCACTTGTGGTGGTTCATTAGATGGTTACACAGGTTCAACATTCTCTTCAACAACTGCTGCTGACAGTGCATTCTCAGCTACTTATAGAATCTATAAGAACTTGGAATTCGAAGATAGAATCGGTGAAGTTTCTTTTGACCTTATGTCAGTAACAGTTTCTGTGACTGAAAGAAAATTAAGAGCTCAGTGGTCTCCAGAAATGGCACAGGACGTTGCGGCATTCCACAACATCGACGCTGAAGCTGAATTAACAGCATTGTTGTCTGAGCAAGTTGCGGCTGAAATTGATCGAGAAATCTTGAGAGACCTTAGAAAAGGAGCAGCTTGGAACTTAAGATGGGATTACAATGGATGGAAGAGATTAGGATCTAACGCAGTTCCTTATACTCAGAAAGATTGGAATCAGACTCTTATCACAGCAATCAACCAAATTTCAGCTCAAATCCACAAATCTACATTGAGAGGTGGAGCAAACTGGATCGTTGTTTCTTCTGAAATTAGTGCTATTTTTGATGATTTGGAATACTTCCACGTATCAAACGCAGCTCCTGAGCAGGATCAGTACAACATGGGTATTGAAAGAGTTGGTACATTAGCAGGTCGTTATCAAGTGTATAGAGACCCTTACTTCCCACCAAACCAAGTATTGATGGGTCACAAAGGAACTTCTCTATTGGACACTGGTTACATCTACGCACCGTATGTACCTCTACAATTAACTCCTACAATGTACAATCCATTCAACTTTACACCAATCAAAGGTATTATGACTAGATACGCTAAGAAAATGGTTAATAACAGATTCTATGGTAGAATCACAGTTGATGGAGTAAGAACATTCGACTTGAGAGAATTGAGATAATCGAAATTTCGATATGGTAAAAAGGGACAAGAAATTGTCCCTTTTTTTTTATTCTGATATTTATTAAAAACTGTATAGTATGATTAAGCAAACTTGGGAAATATCAAACGACGAAAGAAATAGAATTTTATCTCTTCATGAATCAGCAACGAAAAATCATTATTTAATGTCAGAACAAGGGGCTGAAGTTTTTGTGGGTCCAGGTGATCCAAGTCAAGTTTATGACCAAGATAAAGATTATGTTTACTTTGTATCTCAAGTCTCATACAGTGTTACTAGTGGGAAAATAAATTGGCAGGGACAATATTTCATATACGCAATGGATATGAATGGTTCAGCTTTTCGATGTGATATTATAGGTAAAGATGAAAAAGGAATACCAACTGGTGTTACAGTTTTGACAGATAAACCACTTCCAAAACTCTCAAAAAACCCTGAAACAAATGAATTCAAAATTGGGTTAGTAAAGACATCAAAAAATGACTGGAGATATACTTTCGGTGATGAACTCACTAAAAATGGGTTAGAAGAGCAAGAGAAAGAAGGTTTACAAGGAACAGGAAGGTATTTGTATGGAGTTTTGAATGAAAGAAATGGAAGGCCTGCAACTGCCGTTGTTGATTTTACTAGTGACGACAGTGGTAGGTATGCTAAAGAGTATGACATTAACTTTAACGAGTTGGAAATTGGTTCAACAACGTATTTCAATCCTGATACAGAAGGGTTTTATACAGTTAAAGGAGGAAAAATAAATCAAAGATTTTCAGCGATTTTAGTAAGTACATTTACTGGTTATCCAGTCGATCCTGAATTTTTTAATCCTGGTAAAACACCAGAAGATACTCCTGATCCAAATCCAACCCCCAAACCAGAACCAGTCGCATTGGGTGATAAATTTGCAAACAACATATCACAACCAAACAGAGATGCAATATTAAATGACCCAAATTTTATCGAATTCAAAAAATTTGTGGAAGGTAATGATATGACCAAATTCGTGTTTGTTATTGAGTCATCAGCGTCTAAATGTGCCGCAGGTTATAAAGAAGGAAACAGTGCAAATGGTAAATGGAGTGACGACAAAGATAATTATCCTGACGTTGTAGTAGCCGATAGTGCGGATAAAAACGATTTAGGTAATCTTAATCTAACAAAAGCAAGAGCGCAAAACCTCAAGAATTTTTTGATTACGAATTTACCAAAATTGAAGAATGCAAAATTTGAGGTAATCGCACAAGGTTCTATAGGAATTTGCGGTACGGAAGCTGAAAATCAAAAATACAGGAAAGTTAATTTGGATGTGAGAAAACTCTGACCCGTTTCTCGGCAATAATCACTTGCATTTCATAACGATCGGAATATTCTTTCACGTTTGCAGTAAAATATAAATCAGACAAAATCTCGAAACTTTCGAAATATTTACATCCTCCCCATTTGTAGTCTTTATTTTTATATTGAACGTAACATAAGGTTTGTACTTTTAAATTTTTTCTATCTATTTCATCAAATTGGTAAGCATCTAAAAAGGTAATTGAGTTAATTTGACTATACCAAGTTGTAATATAGGATTTGTAATCATTTAGCAAACCATCTAAACCTTGTACATTTTCAATGTTTACAAGGAGAGGTAGTATTTGAACATTCAAACCATATTTTTTAATAGATTCAATATCCTCATTTGCTGCAACAACGTCTAAGTAGTGAATGTATCCACGATTCTGAGCATTAGCTAAGAAAGAAAACAAAACGAGAGAAAAAGACAAAAGATATTTCATGTCAATTTTAGATTTTTTCTTGGGTGAAATGATTGTTTAATATTCTAAGTGATTTTGATACTAACTCGGATTCTTGAAGTGAAAACAAATTTGAACTGTGTGAATATTCTAATGCCTTGATTATCATAAAATATGCTTGTTCTAAATTCATATCGTCACAGATAGAATTGATGTCATCAGGACTGTAATACCCGACACTTCCGAAAAGTAATCCAATAGGTTGTTTTTGTTCCATAATTTTAGTTTAACAATATATTTATATATGTGAAAGATATTATAAGAAAAGTAATAAAAGAAGTAAGTGGAGCTGGTTTTACTGGCGCCTATTCAGGTCCACTTGTACTTGGCCCCCAAATTTGGAAAGACAACCAAGTTGGTCCTTTCACAGAGCCAGTCTACAAATATACGAACGCTCAACTTGCCTATCAAGAGGCGGATGGTGATTTTACTGAATCATCTGAAGAAAGAAAAAAAATTGAAAAGAAAACCAAGTTAATGAGTAAAATTAATATGGAGAAGAAGAAAAAATATACAGGTCAAAATGACGAGGAGGGTTCGGCAATAAATCCGACAATGAGTGGAGAACCTTTGAAAGAAAAATTAGTTAAAGAAGACTTAGCGGTTTGGTTTGGTACAAAGAAAAAACCAAAAGGTTCTAAACAGCCAAAAGGGCCGTGGGTCAACATATGTAGAAAAAAAGAGGGTGGAGGACATCCACCCTGTGGAAGACCTGAAGCTAATAGTAAGGGATATCCAAAATGTCGTGCTGCTGGCGTGGCATCAAAAATGACTGACTCTCAGAAAAAATCCGCTTGTCAACAAAAAAGGAAGGCTGAAAAAGCTGACCCTAAAGTAGGAAAAGGTAATGCACCAACAATGACGAGTTATAGACCAAAAAAATCCCGAAATGAACAATTACGGGATTTGGTGAAAAAGGTTTTGAGAGAATCAATTAGATAATTTTTCTAAAATTGAAAAAAGAGAATGACGGACTTGACTTTTCATCTCTTTTTCGAATTTTGATCTTGCTTCTTCAACCTTATAATCGAATATCCTGTTGAGTCTATCGCTTGTTTCTTTTGTGAGTAGAATATCGTAGTTGTAAATGTGATTGGTTATATTCATTCTATCATCCTGTAATATGATAAACATTTGCATAACCTCATTTCTGATGTATCTTTTTTGAGACAAAGGAGCAATTAAGAATGTGGACTCGGGATGTTTAATTAAAGTTCTACAAATAGCTGAAGCTAATTTTTCGTTTTCTTCGAGTGTTTCAAGTGGTGGATGAATTATTTTGGAAGTTCGAATGAAAATGCGTAACCAAAGTTTTTTGAAGAATTTTGTCATTTGAAATAAGTATTATTTATTCTTCAAAGATAAAACATTTTTTGATAAAAAAAAAAGGGTATGAGCCCTTTTCTAACAATATGCTCCTGAACAATGTTTTTTACCATCTAAACCTGGCATTTTTCCTTTACAGACTTGAACTGCATATCCATTAGCATAAGCTGATGGATAAACATCGAACTTGGACTTTGCGGCTGCTTTACCTCTTGCACACAATTTAGTACCAGTTTTTTTACGACCTTCATTCACTTCTTCGTAATCAATATATTGGTCCATCTTTCTTTTTTCATTCATTATAAAATCGAAAACT